TAGAGCGCTACGAGAACGTAGTGTTTGATGATTCAAATTCTAGCGATTATGCAGAGACCGTTATCAACTTAGTCTCACCGAATATTGAGATCACCAATAGCGACGCGGGAGTCATAGTCCCAGGAACCTATCCCCTAACAACTGGAAGCAACGGAACTGTTCCAAGTTACCTTGATTACACGAACTACAAGGATGGAGGTTCTTCAGTATTTGAAGACTTCACATCTCTTGACCGTCCACTTGTATTCTTCCTTCCTTTAGGCTCTATTACTGGAGAAGATGCTACGGATGTTTATAACGCAGCAACTTCATGGTCAGAATCTAACAATGGGTTTGTTGTTGTAGAAACAACGAAAGACCGCATTGTCTCAGAAGCAGTCTCATTTGCTGGTTCGTTAACTGATACCAGCCATGCCGCTGTCTACTACCCACACTTGTTCATCGCTGATCCTCTGGGACGTGGTGCAGGAGCCATTCGTAAGATCGGTCCATCAGGTGCTGTAGCAGGTCTGTACCTCGCAACTGATGCAAGCCGTGGAGTGTTCAAGGCTCCAGCAGGTATTGGTTCAGCAATTCAGGGAATCGTATCTGTTGAGAAGTCTTTCTCGTCTGCAGAACTTGACACAATGAACGCAAGCACATCTCCAGTAAACCCAATCCGTCAGATTCCTGGCGCTGGTCTTTCTGTGATGGGTGCTCGTACATTAAAGCAAGACGGGACAGCAAACAAGTACGTCAACATGCGCCGTTCGCTTATCTACATCCGTAAGAACCTTAAGAACCTTACTGAGTTCGCTATCTTTGAAAACAATGATGAGCGTTTGTGGGCACAGATCCGCACGACCATCAATGTGTTCCTTGGCGAATACAAGAACCAAGGCGGTCTACGTGGCACAACTCCAGCACAGGCTTACTTCGTTAAGTGTGATGCTGAGAACAACAGTGCACAGTCAATCGCTAATGGCGAAGTCCATATCCAGGTTGGTGTTGCATTGCAATACCCAGCAGAGTTCATCGTCATCGACCTCAGCCAAAAGACGCTGAACTAAACCGAAGGAGAAAAATAAATGGCAGTAATTAACAATCGGTCAACACTACTGACTGATCCATTACGTAACTTTCGATTCTTAGTTACGTTTCAACCACAGGGAAACATGGCTGACATTGGCCTAACTCAAGCAACTCTTGGGTTTACTTCTGTGTCTGGATTGTCGGTTGCTACTGACTCTATCCCTTACCGTGAAGGTGGTTACAACACCACTGTCCACCAGATTCCTGGTCAGACAACCTTCACACCACTCACACTACAACGTGGTGTGCTTATCGGAAGCAAGCAGAACTGGGACTGGATGCGTAACCTATTCGCAACAGTAACTGCAGGCAACACTACTCGTGGAGTAGACCAGAACTTCCGTTGCGACCTAGAGATTGCAGTGCTATCGCACCCAATCCCTGGTTCACCAAACGCAAACGATACAACAACAAACTCACAGGACCACGTAGCAATGCGCTTCAAGGTGTACAACGCATGGCCTACATCAGTTGCATACTCAGACCTCAACGCAGGTGACAACGCTCTATTCGTAGAGCAGATGACACTCGTACACGAGGGATTTGATGTTAACTGGGCAGGAAACTACGACGCATCAGCGGCTTCATTCTAACAAAGGACTAACATGACGAAAACAATTAGTGCAGCGGCTAACCCCGCATTGGCAAACAACCTGATCAACTCTGCATTGGCTGAAACGCCAGTACAAGAAGAAGTAAAGATCACACCTCCTTCGGACAATGTAGTGAATCTCCCTGGTGGCCTTTTAACAGCCACTGGGGAGATCATTACAGAAGCCGAGGTTCGTGAACTTAACGGCTCTGATGAAGAGGCAATTGCTCGTACGACTAACATCGGTAAAGCAATTCTGACAATCCTTCATCGTGGAACAGTTCGAGTTGGCAATCAAAAGGCCGATGAGAAGTTACTAGACCAACTGCTCTCTGGTGACAGAGATATGTTGGTACTAGCGATCCTAAAGGCAACCTTCGGTAAGACATCTGACATTGGCGGATACTGCGAAGGTTGCGAAGAGGTAAAGACAGTTCAGGTTGATCTTGATACAGACATCACAGTTAAGGCTTTGATGGACCCAATCAATGATCGAGTCTTTACTGTAGAAGGAAGAAACCGCACATACACAGTGCAACTTCCTACAGGAATTACGCAGAAGGAAATGCTACAAAACTCTGACAAGACATCGGCAGAACTAACAACGATCATGTTAGAAAACACAGTCATGAAGATTGATGACTCTCCTGTACTGAGCAAACTGCAGGTACAGAACTTGGGCCTTGTAGATCGCCGCACTATCAGCGATGCAATCAACAAGCGTCTATGCGGTCCTCAATTCGATGCGGTTAAGGTGACCTGCCCTGACTGCGAAAGTGAGGTATCTGTTCCCGTTAATTTCGGGACCTTGTTTCGCTTCTAGCGTTACGCCATACACGCATTTACTTGCGGAGTGGTCGGTCTTAACTAACGAGTACAGAGGATGGACACTGACAGAGATCAAGTCTTTGTCAGTCAGAGAACGAGGAAACTGGCTAGAGATAGCCAGTCATACCAGTAGAAAGGGATAGTCATGGCTAACAAGATGGTTGCGAACATCAAGTCGCTGACTACAGAGACCCGTGGTTTAACCAAAGAGGTTGAGTCCCTTTACAAGTCAATTGAAAAATTAAATGCAATTGCTGGTAAGGCGTTCAAGAATGTCAACGGTGCTATCAACACCTCTGGCGGTTCCATGGGCTTGGGTCAGGGAACAACTCGCCCTGGAGTAGGAACAGATAATGCACGATTCACTCAACCTCCTGCTCCGACAGGTATGTCTGGCGCTGGTGGAACTAGCCAAATTTCTAAGAGTAAGACAAAGTTTGCTGAAGAGGGCAGAGAACCTGCGGAGATAAGAGCAGAACAGTTTAAAGCAATGGGTGGTATTGCAAAAATTGCAATGGCACTACCTGCTGGGGCATACGCTGCAACTCCTGACCTTTCACTGACTATGGGTCGTGCACTTGGGTACTACCAAGCAGGATTAAAGACACCAGGCATTAGCCGTAACCAATTACAGCGTGCAACTTTTAGTGCATTAGGTGGAGGAATTTCTAGCGTTGGTTCTGATGCGATTGTTGCAGCAGGACTTGCTGGTGCGGGTTACACACCAGGCAGTGCAAACTACAAGCAAGCAGCAGGACAAATTGGTGGAGCCTACAAGTACCTGGGTATGGACAATGCAGTAGCAACACAGGCTATTGCTGGATTCCAGACTGGTCCAATGGCAGCAAACCTATACCAATACGGTATCAGTACACGAACTGCTTCTGGAAAAGAAAAGACTCCAGGACAACTTGCAAAAGAATTAATGAGCGTAATGGGTGGAGGAAAAGCAACTACCCAACAGGTACGTGAGTCATACCAGCGTGGTTCTCTAGGTGCAAACCTAAAGACTATGGGCTTTGATGCTGCACAACAGGAGATGCTGTATCAAGCAATGATTGATCTATCTGCTGGACGAGACCCTGATCTTGCAAAGCGTGGAAACGCGCAAGGCACAGATAAAAACTCAAACACAATGCTTACGGCTCAAGGACGTATGAATGCTTCTCAAACATCGTTGATGACTAAGGGTGAAGAGTCAATGATAAAGGGATTTGAAAATGCAGCAGATACTGTTGAGGCATTTAACCGTGCCCTAGAAAACGTCATTCAACCACTTTCTCAAATGAAGGGTCTAATAGGAGGCATTGGAGCCACAAACGTTGGCGCAGGAATTGCGGTGTCTGCTTCTATGTTTGCTAGTGGTGTTGGTGACATAGTAAACGCAATCAAGTCACTTGCTATGAAGGGCGGTGGACGTTCTGGTTTTGGTGGTGGATTTGGTAAGGGTGGATCGGGAGGAGGTTCGCCAGTCCCTGGAGCAGGAATCACTGCTGCATACGGAGAAAAGGGAAGTATGTGGTCTGGCACTAACGGTACTCACAAAGGAACAGACTACGCAGTCCCAGAAGGTACTCCCGTAATTTCTTGGAAAGACGGAGTTGTATCTAACGAAGTTCTAGACTCAGGTTACGGAACAGCCGTAATGATTGAGCATCCTGACGGAATGCAGAGCATCTATGGACACCTTAGTGCAAAAGACGTAAAAGCAGGAGACTCAGTAAGAGCAGGTCAACGAATTGGTAAGTCTGGTTCTACTGGAAACTCCAGTGGACCACACCTACACTTTGAATTGCGTAAGGGAAAAAACAACCCAGTAGATCCTTCTGGGTACACAAATGCACAGTCTTTACTGGGAGGACAATACGTGAGTGGCTTTGTTGCTCCTGCAACAAGTGAACTTCTCAGCACTGGCGCTGCATCTAACTCGATGAACGCCTCAGTTGGCGCAACCATGTCGATTGATGGCCCTGTCGGTAAGGGAGCCTTAAGTAACTCAGAGTTAATTAGTATTCTTTCTGGTGCAGGATTTAGTGGGTCGTCTCTAGAGACAGCCTTCCGTGTTGCTCGTGCAGAGTCTGGTGGTCGTCCTGGAGCATTAAACCCTAATGCAAAAACTGGTGACTACTCATTAGGCCTCTTCCAAGTTAACATGATTGGCGACTTAGGTAAACGACGTAATGCAAACTACTTAAAGGCATACGGAGACATCGGATACACAGGTCCAGAAAGTCTTTACGACCCAGCAATCAATGCTCGTATTGCCTACGACATCTCAAAGGGCGGAACTAAATGGACTGATGCCTGGGTCAACACATCAAAGAAGTT